AACGAGCCGCTGCCAAAGAGTTCCGCGTGAACCTGCGCGAACGAGGCACCGCCGAGATCGCCAATGCCGGCTAGAGGAACAATCTTTGACGCGGCCGGGATGAGCCTCCGGTCGAGAGAAGAGGTAGAAACCCAGGGCTGGGAGTGGTCGTCCAATCCCCCGCGTAATGGAGAGCGTTACAGCCAGCAAGACAAGGTCCTGCACACGACGGAAGACCGGATCAAGGAAGTTCTGTTCGGAGGAGCTCCAGGAGGAGGCAAGACGCACCTCCTGATTGCGATGGCCTTCCTTCACGTCATGGAGTTCGGGAGAGACGCGATCGTGGGAATGTTCCGGCAGGAGACGCCGGAGTTCCGCGACATCCTGAACCAGGCGACCAAGATGTACCTGCCGCTGGACGGCAAGTGGAACGACCGCGACCGCATGTGGAGATTTCCGAACGGAGGGACGATCCAGATGACCTACCTCCGCAACATGGAGGACGCGTTTGGCCATAAGGGAGCTGCTTACTCGCTTCTTCTGTGGGACGAGGTCACTGGATGGCACGACGAGGAGCAGTACGAGTTCTTGCAGACGCGACTGCGCTCAACTAACCCCGACCTGTTCTGTCAGTCAGTAGCCACGGCAAACCCGGACGGACCGGGAATGTGGTGGGTCCGAGAGCGATGGAAGATCATGGATCCTGCCACTCCGCCAGAGACTCCTTTCCACGCGGAGCTTGACGAGGGTGCCCCGGACGACGCTGAGGCTAGCAAGAGGGTCTTTATCCCGGCTCTCTTGGAGGACAACCCTCACCTCAACCGAGACAACCAGTATCGGGATGCTCTCTACGCGATTAAAGACCCGGCACGGCGTTCTGCGTACATCAAGGGCGACTGGTCTGTGTTCGTCGGGCAGGCGTATCCTGAGTACGACGAGAGGTTCCATGTCTGCGCCCGTCCATTCCTGCCGGCAAACTGGCCGAAGTGGGCATCGCTGGACTGGGGGTCTTCGACCCCGTACTGCCTCCTGTACTTTGCTAAGGACTCAATCGGGCACATATACGTCTGGCGAGAGGTGTATGGTGCGGATCTCAAGAGGAAGAACATGGGTCTTTCTCGTTCTGCGACCGAAGTGGCAAAAGAAGAATGGGGTCAGGCGAAGGAACGTGGGGTCAGGATGATGGTGGTTGACCCGTCAATCTATAACCGGACAGGGCACGAGAAGACCATTGCTGACGACTGGGCGTCGGCCGGCTGGGCCCTGCAGCGCGGTAATCGTGATCGAAGGACGCGCGGGGAGAAAATCCGCGACGTCCTCCAGACCATGTGTTCTGATGGGAAGCCAGTTCTGCAAATCGCTGAACAATGCATGAACCTGAGGAGGACGCTCCCGCTCCTGGTAATGGACGAGTTCAGGCCCGAATTGATCAAGGATGGTGGAGAAGACCACGCGTGGGATACTCTTGGGTATGGACTGCTCTCGACATTTGCGAACCAGTATGATAGCCAGATGTTAGAAGACGGCCAGCTGAACGGAAACTACAGGGCTGGTATAGACTGGACGGATGGACCAATAGATGCCGCAGATGAAGGGCAAGGGACGTTTCGAGAGATGATGGTCGGGAGGTTGACACGCTAATGCCAGCAGCACCACCGCCGGAGGAAACAAAGCCGCAAGGAGTGCATTCCTCAATTTCGCGCTTCATGAAGAAGGCGATGGTTAAGGACGAGGTACAGCTCTGCAAAGAGTTGGACCACCGCCTGACCGAGATGCAGGAAATTCGCAGGCCCTATGAGACTCAGTGGAAGGAAATCGCTGAGCTAGTCGTGCCTGAATACGAATTCACCATGAATGAGTGGCTGGACAGCAGCTACTACGACGGTCCGAAGGGGTCAGACAAAGAGATCGGGATGAAAATCTACGACTCAACGGCCCTGACTTCATTGAAAACACTAGCCGACGGCCTGATGGGATACCTCGTCAGCCGGTCTTCCAGGTGGTTCCACCTGATCTTCCAGGATTCCAGGTATATGGAATATCCGGGAGTACGCCAGTGGATCTATGAGGTCGAGGACATCCTGTACCACCAGCTCTCGCGGTCAAACTTCTACGACGAGCTGCATCCGTCAATCATGATTGGCGGCTCTATGGGCACGAGCACGCAGTTCCGGCAGTACGACGACCAGCGCATGCAGCCGCACTTCAGCACCAGGAATCCTGTCGAGTGCTACGTAGCGGCGAACCACATGGGCGAAGTGGACACCGTGTACCGGGTCTTCCGCATGACGCGCCGGCAGGCAGAGCAAATGTTCGAAGCTGACCTGCTGAGCGACAAGATCAAGGAAGATCAGTCAGGAACGCGCTCTTGGCCCTTCCTGCACGCGGTCTTCCCAAGGACAGACCTTGATTCCCAGATGGGATTGAACGATCGGGCTATGGGGTCGTCGTTGAGCATCGACCAGCCCTACGCCTCAATTTACAAAGAACTGTCATCTTCTGCTGGTGGCGACACCGATCGCGGCACCATGGAGGCAGACAGAATCATCTCGGCCGGTGGATTCCCGGAGAACCCATACACCGTATGGCGGTGGATGACCGAGCCCATGTCCGTGTACGGCTCAAGCCCGTCACGGAAGCTGATGCCGCTGATCAGGCAGCTGAACCAGTGGTCTGAGATGCTGTTGCTGGCCGGTGAGATGAACGTAACTCCACCCGCGAACATACCGATCTCGTTGGGCAATCGAGCCAAGCTCTACCCGCGAGGTGTGAACTATTACTATAATCACCAAGAGAAGGCAGAGTTCATGCGTCCGATGGGTAACTACCCAATCGGGCCCGAGCGCGAGGCACGCCTGGCGTTCATGATCCGCGAGGCGTACGGAACTGACACTTTCCTGATGCTGAAGCAACTAGCGCAAGAAACAGGGTCCCCGCGTACTGCCTATGAGACTGCGGAGCTCGTGAGCGAGCGAGCGGCAGTCCTTGGATCGACTATGGGACGTCTACAGAACGACCAGATCGAGCCAAACGTAGCCTGGCTGTACCAGCAGGAGAGATCGCGCGGTCATATCCCCGATCCGCCACAGTCGCTCATAGACGCTGGACGGCCGCCTATTAAGCTTGATATGGACGGAGAGCTAGCACGTGCGCAGAAGCTGATCCGCATCAGATCTGTGATGACCTTGATCGAGCGGCAGATGCCGCTCTGGCAGCTTGCGCCGCACACTCTCGACGGGCTCGACTTCGACGCCCTGAGCAGGTGGATCAACATCGAAGGCGGAGCTCCCCCGAACATGGTGAAGACGCTAGAACAGCTTCAGGAGGTGCGTCAGCAGAAGGCCCAACAGGCCGCTGAGGCAGCTAAGCAAGAGGAGACCAAAACTACTGCAACGATGGTGCGAGCAGCTGGCGGTGGTGAGGAAGCTCTTAATACTCTGGCGGCTCTGCAAGAAGCAGGGCTGACAGAAGGGGCCGCCGCTGGACAATGAGCGAGGCTGTAACACCGGATGACCTGCGTTCTATAACGGGAGCGCTCCAGGATCAGGTAGACGCTAGTAGGAACGCAGATATCCACCACGCTCCTCCTAGGGAGCTGCGCGAGATATTCCAGCAGGTGTTCCTGAACACCGATGCAGGACGTCAGGTGTGGGCCTGGATGCAGCATCAATTCTCTGGGGAGACGCTGATTCTCAGCGAGCAGCAGAGACATGAGCACAACATCATCCAGCGGATGAAGCACATCATGGGTTACGGGACAACCCTTGAGGACATGCGGGCGCAAACAAATGCTGCCGCAGCGGTAGCACAGGAAAGAGGATACACCGAGTACTACGAAAGCCAGGAGGCAAAAGATGAGTGATGTTGACCAAACCTCGGATGAGGGAGAACAACAAGGAGAGCCAGCGGGCAACGAATGGTGGGCAACCCTGCCATCTGATCTTCACGGCGAAGCCAGGAGATTCAAGTCGCCAGAAACGCTTCTGCGGACGGCGATGTCTCGCAAGCAGGAGCTGAGCTCTAGACCACCTAAGGACGCCATAGTGGTGCCGGATGGAGATGCGTCGGATGAGGATAAGGCTGCGTATCGAGAGAAGCGTGGCATTCCTGATGAGCCAGACGGATACGTGTTTGAGCTAGGCATGACCAATGACCCGGAGAAGCCCTGGGAGCTGCCACAGCAGCCTGACGACGAGCTTCTGGGCCGATTCAGGGCCAAGGCACATGAGCTAGGGCTTAGTCACAATCAGGCGCAAGGGATCGTCTCTGACTTCCAGGAGCTAATGCTGGCCCGTGCGCAGGAGCAGGGGGCGAGCAAGCAAGAGGCCTTGAAACAGCAGCAGGACTATCTGGCAAAGACATTCGGGGAGAACGCTCAGTCCGAGGTGGCTGCGCTGGAACCTCTGTTTAAGCAGATCATGGAAGGCGGCGAGGACTGGGTACCGCAGCTGTTCAATCTACAGAGTACGCCAGAAGGCCTGGGAAACAATGGATTGTTCCTGAGGTTCATGTCTGGGATTAGAAAGATGATGAGGGCTGACAGGTTTGTGGATGTGGAGCAGAACGGGCAGATTACGGCATCTAACGATAATCCGAACCTAGGCACTCTCTATCCTTCGATGAAAAACTGGCAGGCATAGGCAGATGGGCAGCCATTACAAGTGCCCAAGCTGCAAGCTTGAGTTCACCAGGAACGAGGTAAAGAAATGGGAGTACATGAGACTCCCTGAGCAGCAGTGGAAAAACAAGTTTGGAGATATTGAGCACCGAGAGAAGGCGGACGGCGAATACGTCTGGTGCCCAAACGAAAGGTGTAACCGCCAGATTTCATACTTCTACGCAGTCAAGCCAGTGATTGGCACGGGCTTCGGCTCGGGGACTTCGAAAGTAGCTCACGGGGCGTAACATGCCGGCGATCGTGGTCCTGCTGTACGTCGGCGGCATATGCTTGACGTTCTTGGGATGCTCGCCGAGTCTGGAGACAGTAGCGCCGGTCAATGAACCGTCGTTCCCGGAGCCTGTCGCTGCCATGCCTCCTATAGACGAGCCGGAGCTTGAAGATCTTCCTGATCAAGGCTGGGGAGTGCCAAGCGACCTGGACGACAAGGACGGCAAGCCCCCGTTCGGCTGGCTGTTCTGGGTGTTGGCGTGGCCTATCTTTTTGCTCACAATGGCGTTCCTGCGGTATTGCGTCGGACGAAGAAAGATACGAAAAGGAGACAAGGAGTAATGGCACTAGAAGCCGAATGGGAAAGTCCGCTGGTGGCACTAGAGAGGTCGCTCTACGGAAAGTCCCGTACTGGGACAACAAGGCGGGTAACGACGGCAAGAACTAAGGCGGAGCGGGATCAGCTTAGCGTGACAGTTTCGGCGATACCCCCAGAAGGGACGTGCCTGGTTTGTGCCGGTAAGAACCTGCACAAAAGAGGGCTGTGCAAGCCGTGCTGGCGGCTAGATGTAGGACGAACCCACAGGGGTTGACAGAATTCTGCTGAGCAGAATACTCGTAAGCAGCGACCGCTACCCCTGTAGGAGCCCCGCTGCGGCGGATACCCTCACGCTATGGGCTCGGGCGACTTTATTAGTTCGCTAAGGATAAGGAAATGGCGAATTTAGGCTTGAATGATGTACTCATTCGGTCAGAAAACAAGACGCTTCTTCCCATCTTCAACAGGCTGCGACAGAGAAACGACATCCTGTCACACCTGCAGTGGAAAGAATCGTCCCACAAGACCTATCACCGCTTCCTGCACCGCAGTGCTGAGCCTTCTGGTTCATTTGTAGCTCTGGGTGAAGGAATCACGGGAAGCCGATCAGAGGTCGGCGTGGTCATCGAACCAATGGGACTCCTCAAGGATCTCTCGGAGATTCCGGAAGACATCGTACGGGTGTCTCAGAATCCCATGCAATTCCGTTTTGACGAGGACGTAGCGTTCCTGGACGGTCTGGCGAAGAAGCTTGTTGCATCGATCTTTTATGGATCACAGGCGTCTGACCCGAACTCGTTCAACGGACTGGCAACTCGTTTCAACGAAGTCAGCAAGTTCAACGTAATCTCTGCTGGCGGCTCGGGCACGCAATCATGTTGGATTATCAGCCACTCGGCTGATGACGGCGTAGCCGTGATCTATCCTGCAGGATCGCACTCGGCTGGCATCAAGATGACCGACCGCGGATCTCAGTACGTCGATCAGTCGGCTAGTAACAACGCGAGAGTATTCTCGGTTTTCACCGAGTTTGAGTTTGCGATGGGTCTGGCAGTCATGGATCACCGTGCAGCGTTGCGTTATTGCAACATTCTTGCAACCGGTGGCTCGGCCGCTAACTTGTGGGACACTAACGAGTTCATTGACGCTCTTAAGGAAGCGTGGGACATCAGCACGACGCGTGCTTATCTCACTCGTGACTTGTGGGGCCAGGTTCAGAAGGCGGCTTTGGCTACTTCTGGAAATGCGATCTCGTATCCTGAAGATTCGCTCGGTCGACAGACCATGGCGATCTTTGGAGTGCCACATCACTTGGTCGAGCAGCTTGGTACAGAATCGGCCGTTGGGGCATAGGGGTCAGCGATGATAACTAGCGTTAACGAGGTTCTTTACGACGATCAGGCGATTACGGCTACCGGATCAGGGAACGCGATATCTTCGGTATATACGTTCACCAACCTCCATCAGAGTATGGCGCTCTCGGCTACGCCGCTGTGCTATTGCACTGTCATGGTAAGGGAGGCGTTTAACAACATAACGAACCTAAGTGTTGTGTTGCAGAACCTGATCGAGGGCGGATCGTGGGCCACGATCAATAACCTTCGGGAGACGATAGCGCTCGCCGACCTGAACGGTCTTGTAACGAGAGGCGACGCTCTGTTTGAAGGCCAGATCATTGCTCCAGTAGGTGATACGGGAGGGGCCAACCTAACCGTAGGTATCAGGCTTCTGACGACCTACGTAACGAGCAGTGGTGCGCCGACGACCGGCAAGCTATGGGCTTCCTTTGCAACAGCCGGAGGACTTGGCACCTCGGTCAACTGGTCAGACGCGCAGGGTGACACGAACGTGGCGGCTCTACTGAATTCCGATTCCGGGATTACAAGGTAGGTAAAGCAAATGGCCATGTTTGATAACTCCGTACTGCTATGGGACGAAACGGCTCTTTCGGGAGCCGGCCCATTTAGTTCGGGCACCCACGATTTCGGATCAGCGGATTCGGCCACGGCTGCGTGTGAACCTGAAACGGTTCATGCGGTAGTTTTGGTGACTACGGCTGTAGCTGGTTGTGACTCACTGGCATTCAAGATTCAAGATAGCGCAGACGGAGCTTCGTGGGCGGACGCAGGTCCGGATATCACGGACGCTGTGGTTGTTGCGAGTCTAGATGCTGTAGGTGACGTCGCATTTGATGCTTCAATCGGACGCGGCTCTTTGAGGCGCTACGTGAAGTTCGTCGCTACCAAAGCTGGTAGCAACGTGAGTGCGGGAGCCCTTACAGGCACCCTGATCACGGAAGGCGGGCTGGGCTCGGATGACAAAAGCGGCGACGCTGCTCCGAACCCAGTAAACAGCGACACCGGAATCTCCAGGTAGATTAAATTGTGGGGAAGGTCACTGTTACGGATGGTCCGGATCTGCATCAGCGGGTTGCGGACGCTGCTAAACGCTATGGCGTTAAGGAGAAAGAAGTAGAGGTGATCAAGATTTCACAAGTCGACACGAGTAGAGGAGGGGGTCCTTCGGGATCCCCTCTCTCCGAAAAAGGAATAGAAAGGTAAGGATGATAATGGCGGAACAGGAGACATTCCCCCGTAACTGGTTGGTGTTGAACGACTTCTTCTACCCAGCCCTAGATCGAGACGGAGAGGAGATCAGGCATAGCACGCGTACAGAAGGCGTTGCTGGGCTGAGCAACCAGATCCAGGAATCAACGAAGGCGATGCGACACAGCTGGCGTGGAGAGATCGTACAGTTCGATACTCCCGCACAGGTCGTAAGATCGCAGGGCCCGGTACAAGCGATGACGCCTAGCGGCAGGCCTGAGCTTGAGTCCGACGGAGCCGGTGGCCACCGATACGTCTTCGAGAGGACTGACGAAATTAACAAGAATGGTCAGAGGCAGCTCAAGATGGTGGACATTGGCGTGACCATGTTCAAGGCCTTGACTCCAGAAGAGGCAGACCGCCTCGGGCGCATGCCCTCTCTGCAGCGCCTAGAGCAAGAGCTCCACTACGATGCGAACCCTCTTGAATGGACAAGGCCGAACGGCGTAGCGAATGATCCCTTCCCGGAGCCTTCTGCGAACGGGGTGGACGGATCCACGGCAGCAGCGATGGCGCCGGAAACTCGTAACGAGCTCAAAGAAAAAGAAGCTGAAATCAAGAAGTTGAAAGCAGACCTTGCCAAGTCTAGGAAGAACGAGAAGCAGCTAGCTGCGGCCGACCCGAAATAGCTAAGCTCAGAGAACCATGGACACCGGCCTTGAGATTGAACTCGTCATGGCCGTCATGGCTCTCGGTGGGCTGGTCGTATCAGTCCTAGCGTTTGCCTCCAGCAGCAAGAAGAGCCGTGATGAGCGGCAGAGGGAGCGGGAGGAGAATGCTGAGGACAGAGGTGCTTTAAGGCAGTGGCAGCTAGGCGTGGACGATGACCTTATCGGCAAGAAGGCTGAGCTAGCTGAGATTCGCGAT